GCCTGACACCTCGTTGGTGGCGCTGTACGCTGTGGTGGCTGCGTTGACAGTGGCCGATGCCAAGTACAGCGCAGCCTTGAAGGTGTCGGCTGTGGTGGCAGCACGAATAACACCAGTGCCAAAGTTGTGATGGCCGACCAGCAATTCGCCTTTAAAGCTGGTACACATTGCCTGAGTGTTTGCCATATCAATCCTTAAATTTGTTGGGTTTCGCCATCAGCAAAAACGCCACGTTTTAAAACCATGTGAACCGACCTATGGACCAACTCACCGTCCAGCCAGTACTCCACCCAGGTCGTTGTCTCGGTGTCATTGTCAACAGACCCCTCACGCTTTTCCAGCAGTGACTCGTCCATGTCGCCCTTGGTCGTGGTGATCATATTCATCCAAAAGTCTTTGCTCGGGTCAACAGCGCACCACCAGATGATGCCCCGCGATCATCTGCTGTGCGCAGGTCATTCAATGCACGCTCATACAGCGTTGCCCATGTCTGAATTCTCGCATCGTCTTGCAAATAAGGCGCAGCTTGGAGCAGCGATCCATACAAGTAAATGTCAGGGCTGGAGGTCAACAACCAGTTGCTGGCCACAGTGCTTGACAACTTTGCCAACTTTGCAAAATAGATCAACTCGGTTGTATAGGCTGCATCGGGTGTGGGGCTGATGCGGAATTGACCACCGACCACGCTGAAGAACCGTGGCCGCCCACTAGCTGTGTAATGCGACCGTGCAGCGTCCATGTCATCAATTGACAAAAATGCCAAGGGTGTCAAAGGGTTGGTGCTGGTCAGCTTCAGCGACTTGGTTTCTAAAAAGTCATCAGGCACCGCGCCATACTCAGAATCAAATGACGCATTGGCACGCACGATCATCTGCCGGGTGCGCAGGGTGCGCTCAATCTGCGCCTCGGCCAAGCTGATGAAGTCAGGGATGGTGGTGGTCAAATCTGTACGATTCAGCCAGTCTGCAATCGATGCCTTCAATTCTGTGTAGGTTGTCAGCGCCATCAGATTGCCTTTATTTCTTTCATCACCCAGGTGTGGTCATGCTTGAATTCAAAAGTCCCGATGTGTCCAATCTCTTTAGAGACATCGTGATCAATCCATATTTTAAAGCCAGCAGCCGCTGCTTTTTGGCAGAAAAAAACGTCCTCGCCAATGTAGCCTCTTTTGTCCATGCGCCAAGGCGTTTCGAACCAAGGCTCGGCCAGCGCCGCAAAGACATTGGCCTTGATCAGCATCACGCCCATCCCCACAGATCCCACCTCTTGTAGTCCTGTGGACTCTGGCATGGTCCAGACCAGTTCACGGTCACCGTTCTCTTTGTACAGTTGCGCTGTCGGACCAGTGGGCATTCTACGCCGGGCGCAGTTGGTGGCCACAATGTCGAGGTCATGCTTTAAAAGCCGCCCGATCATGTCCTGCGGGAATCTCATGTCGGAGTCAATGAACAGGATGTGGCTGCAACCCTCTTGCATCGCGTCCAGTGACAACTCTGCCCTCTGGTTGGCAATCAGGGTGCCTTGGCTGATCTTGAGGCTCACAGCGTCTTCAGTGTTCAGCGTGTGATACGCCACCATGTTCACCAAGTCATAGCTGTACATGGTATGAACCATGTCCCGCGCTGGCGTGCAGACTGCAATGTAGTTGCTCATACTTTCCCAGGTCGTGTTCTAAAAAATTGGTTGTCAGAATCGTTGAGCCATTTCTTCATGTACTCTTGATCATCGATCTTGCCCTCGGCCTTCATCTTGTAATACAAGGCTTCAGGGATGGATGCCACCAGGTGCCATTCACCTGTCCAATTGGCTTTCTCGTCAACTGCATTGTAGATGGCTTTGTTGGCCTCAATCACTGCTGTAACGTCTTGTTCAGTCTCAATGGTCACATCTCCTGTTTCGACATTCTCATGCCAGTAGCGTTTGATGCCTTGATCTTTGTTTTCGCTAAATAGTCTTTTGTGAATCATCTTAAAAAAAAGGCCAGGTTACCCTGGCCTTTTCCGTTAATTTCAAATCAAGAAGTAACCAAGTCTGCTGCCAGACCATGGGCATTTTCTGCCAACACCTTCAAGCCAAATTCAACCAACAACATGCGCTTGTCGGCATCGCCTGTTTTGGCCAGTTCGATCTGCTGGTAAGGACGCAGCACGGTCATCTTGGCGTAGTCAGGGTCAAGCACAAACGCATCACGTTCACGTTGGAATCGGTTGGCAATCACAGACACATTGCCGAAGTCAGAGACATAAATATCAACTGCGCCGATCAATGTGGCAGGCTTTGCGCCGCCATCAATGTTGAAACGTGAAGATGCAATGCCAGTGAAACCAGAAACGCGCTGCTTGTTGACAGGGCCAACCATCAGGATTTTCGGAGTACCACCAGCAGTCCACACTTTCTGAATCACATTCTTGAGAATGGTTTCAGTGAAGGTGCGCACAGTGCCATCAGTACGGGCAGTGGATGGCAAAGTGGTGTAAGTCGGGCTTGCGCCGTTGGTGGTGTCAAAGTCGATGTTGGTCTTCAAGAAGGCCGTCAAAGAACCCGTCTTACGCGCAGTGGTCGAGTCACCAGCAACTGCACCCGTGTTGGACAGCATGATGAACTCTTGGTCACGCTTCAACTCAGAGCCACGCTTGGCGATCTGGTAAGCCAGTTCGCTTCGGCGGCCTGCCTTGTTCACCACTTCTTCAGTAGCTGACAAAACAATAGTCTTGCGGCTGATCTGGCAATAGTTCTGCACGCGCACAGTGGCAACGACAGAATCAAAAGTGCCAACATCATCACCTTCAAGTTGGGCATTGGCAGCAGCGGCTGCAAGCGTATCTGTTTGGAATTCAAACAGAGTGTTAGACACGCTTTCGCGTCCAATGTTGGACATAAAAGGCGTTTCTTCGGGTGCAATGTTTGTGATCACATTGGAAAGGTCTTCACGAATACCCTTTGCAGAGTAGGTCGTGAACGTGTTTGCTACGATTGCCATTTGATTACCTCAGTAAAAGTTCAATTGCAGAGGCCGCATCATCGACACGGCCAGTTTTTGCAAGACGCTGCTTTGCCCTCGTACTCTCAGTAGTTGTCGAAACTCGACCCGCTGCCCCAGGCTTGGCAGGTCGTGGGCCATTGTTCACCACAGGCTTGATGCCCTGGCGCTTACTCACCATCTGGTCGTACATCGCCGCTTTGCGCAGCAACAGCACCAGCCTGTGGTCGTAAACGCTCTTCAGGTCTTCATCGGAAAAGCCCACCGACTTGGCAGACTCCAACACCAAAGCCTTTTCAGCTTTGGCCTTCTTGGGGTCTTTCCATTCCGGCAGTGCAGCCAACAGGGCATCTTTTTGGCTTTCAAGATGTTCCTCCATGGCACGCTGCTGCTCTTGCTGGCTGACATAAGAAAGGCGTTGCTGTTCGGCCTGAATAGCGTATGCCTTTTCCTGTCGCTCCCGCAAGACTTCCTTTTGCCGCACCCATTCGATTGGGTCTTCGTTGTAAAGACGTTCCAAATCGACCTGCGGCTCTGATACCTGAAGTTGTGCTTGCAATGCTCCCAACAACTGAGCGTACTGTTGACGCTCGGCCCGAACTGCCTGCGTTTCTTGCTCGACTTGCTTTCGCACCTCGGCAATCTGCTGCGTTTTTCGGGTGTAGTCCTGGGTGCGTGAGTAACCCTTTTGAAGCTCGTCCAGCGTCACATCGACTTCTTTGCCGTCAACTTTGACGGTAAAAGTCTGTGGCTGTTCTTGCTCCTCGGATTCCTCACTCTCCTCGGACTGTTCCTCTGCGGATTCATCATCTGGCGCGTCTTCCACACCAGAGTCATCATCCTCAGAGGCCGCTACCTCGGTGTCCTCATCGGACACCTCGGCTGGCTGCGTCTCGTCAACTTGTGCTTGTCCTTCTTCAGGGGCCATCATTGCCGAGATAGCAGTGGCCGCATCGGCCACATTAATTGCTTGTATTTCTGCCATAGTCTTAAATCAGTTTAGGTGAACGATCAATGGACTTCTGAGCAATCTTGCCATTGTCCATGACTTTGATTAACTCTTGTCGCAAGCCATCAATGGCCTGCAACATACACCACGCCGTTTCACGTTTTGCCGACTCTTCGGGTTTCGAGGATCGAAACAGCCAAAGCTGGTCGTTTTCTAATTTCACAATTGCATTGCTCAAGGTGTCATCCTCAAGAATCTGCTGGGCCTTGCGGCCCTTGCGTACTTGGTCTTCGTTGGTCACTGTGCGATTCCATTAAGGTTGATGGGTGACGCCATCGGCTGCATCGGCTGCGGCTGCTGCACAAACTGTGCTGCCTGCTGCTGGGCCAGTGCCGCCTGCTGGCGTATCGCTTCACGATCAATGTTTTGCGCAGCGTCAATTTCCGCTGTGCTGATCTGTGAGTTGTACTTTAACTCAATTTCATACTTCTTGAGATACAGGTCTTGGGCCATCTGGTCACGCTTCAAATCGTCATCCATGATCATCTGCTGACGCTGCAATTCCAAGTCTGCCGCCTTTTTCTGGATGTCGGCCTTGATGCTCTCGGCCTGCACTTGCGCCAAAATCTCTTCGGGGCTGGGCTTGGGTGCTGGTGGTGCTGGTGGCACATAGTCGGCAGGGATGTCTTGGAAGAAGCTAGACGCATCCCGAAACCCAGACAACTCCACGATCTTGCGCAGCGTGTGGCTGAACTGCTGCGGGGTCACCAGCGGATTCTGTGGGCCAAGCTGCTGCAAGATCTGCTCTTGCTTGGCCATAATCATCATCAAGGCTTGCAGTCGCTCGTTGGTGTCGCCATTGCCCAGGCCGATGTTGATGCTGGCGTCCATGCCTGCATTCCAGTGCCGCGGGTCGATGGCCACCCACTCGTTGCGCAGGCGCACCATGCGCTCTTTGTCTTGGTGCGTTGTCACCAAGAACAAGATGCCCTTGAACAGCTTCTTCATGCCCTCGGCCAAGATGCGTGCAGTCAACTCAATGCGGCCTTGGCTGGCACTGATGGTGGCATTGACCGCCGCCTTGGTGCTGGATTGCAAGGCATCGGCATTCAGGCCCATGGCCGCCTTGCTCATGCCTGTGCGATCTTCTTTGATCTGGTCCATGTACTCCATCATCGGGAATGCAGCCTGGCCAACAAATGGCGTTGTCAAGGGCTGCACCATGCCGGGTGCACGCATCCGAATGATGGCACCCGTTTCGTTGTTCAGCACATCATCAATGTTGACTTGGCCCTCGACCACTGCCGTGCGAGGGTGAATGCTTTGCGCCAAGCTGTCCAAGGTGTTGCGCAAGATTTCCGACTTGATCTCTTGCAGGTCGCGGGTGATGTCAAAAATGGACATCGCCTCAAGTGGGCTTGTGTGTGGCTCGGGGTCACATGGAAAATCTGCAAATGGGATGTAACTTGCCGGCAAATTGCGCACCACCTGGTAACCGCTGCCCATGCAGCAAACTTTGCGCAGTTCAGCAATGCCATCCCCGTCATAGTCCACCCGAGAATACGCCTCGATGTACAGCACCCTGCGCATCATCGGGTTAGCTGCGTCATTGGCACCAAACGTGGTGGACAGCGGCTGCCGTGCCAGATACTCGTCATTGCTGTCGAGGTCGGTGCTGGAAATGTTTTCTTCAATCTCCTCTTGGTCATACCCCATGGCGATCAGGTCGGCCACCGTGGCCATCTGCCGATGCGCAATGATGGATGCGTCATCAAAGGACCGGGCGCGTCTGTCCAGCAGCAATTCCTCTGGCGGCACAGCCATGATGCGAATCATGCCATCCTTGCTTATGCGCTTGATCTGCACATCATGGATCATCGGCGCAGGCATGGTGATTGGCTGGCCAGTAGCCGGGTCTACCGTGGTCATCTGCATCTCATCCACGTTGGGGTCTGGGTAAGACACCACAATCTTGACCTCTGCGTCAGGCTCTTGCATCAAAATCTCAAGGGTCTGGTCATCCAGCCCTGTGTACTCGTCAATGCTGACCTTCTCATCGTCCTCCCACCAGAACTTGGCAATGCCGCATTTACGCACCAGGGCATCTTTGAAAATTGCGTAACTGGTCAAAAACCCATTGTTGTCGTTTTGGAAAATGTAGTTGGCGTAATCTGTCGCCTGCTTTGCAGACTGCACATCTTCAGGCCCACGGGGTACAAACTCGACCACATTCTCACTGCTGAAGAAAACCCTCATCAGGCTGGGCAGCATGGCCGACACGGTATCCCGCACCTCCATGGCCACCACCTTGCTGTTGCCCTCGACCTCGTTGCCAAACAGGTCGCCCCGGTAATACTCGGTCCCCTTGGCCCGTGTTGGCGAGAGGTCGCTGTCGATGTAGCTGACCGCATCGGTCAGGTCTTGCGTGATGATGCTTTGCAATTCCGCATCATCCATTTGGGTCTTGGCCGCAATGTCGGTGCTGATGTTCATGTCGTTCATGGCCGTGCCTTTAGGTAAACCGTACTGCCGCAATTTTAATCTTCAAACGTCAAACCACGCCTTGGCATACTCGGGTCTGTGAGTCTGCAACCATGGCAGCGCCTGGTCATGCAGTTTTTTGGCATCAAAGCCAATGGTGTGGCTGCCGATGTGATGCACATAGCTGGCACTGACAAAGTGGCTGTACCCGCGCTCCACCAAATCCCGGCAGTGGACATCATCGCTGTACCAATTCAGCGGAGGGAATCCCTCGCCAAATGCCTCTTTGCTGATGTGGGCCAAGATCGGGCTGACTTCCTCGACCATCTTGATGTGGGCCTCAGACGGGAATTTGAAAAAGTGCAAAGGCTCCGGCTTTCCAGTAATCCGCACGTTTTGGCATGGCCGCGCCGCATCACTGCGTGACGCGACCCACCCAGCACGCACGCTGCTCATGCTGTTGATGATGCCCACATCTTCCAGCAGCACCTTGATGCTGTCAGGCGTCAGCACAATGTCATCATTGGCCACCAGGCACTGGTCATAGTCTTGCAGCGCCCTCCTGATGATGTAGTTGTAATCATCGCCAAAATTGCTGGGCTGGCCAAAGATCTTGAGGGTTGCGTCAAACTTCTTAATGACCGACTCAGGCCCATGCAGGTAGACAGGATGCTCTGGTGCATACTGCCGAATGCTCTCCAGCAGCACCCCCAGACCCTTGCCATGCACAGTCGCAATGCAGATCGGGATCATTTCTTCTTCACTGGCTTGGCTGTCTTGGCCGCCGCCTTAAAGTCGGCTGCACTTGGCGCCCCCTTGGCGCCAGGCTTGCGCATCTTCTCTTTGGAGCCAGCGGCAATGCGTGCCTGTTTGGCGTTGATGTTGGCATACAAACCTGCTTTCATGCTTCATCCCCTTCGGCATACACCATGCCATCTTCGTCCTCTTCACCCTCTTGCTCACCCGTGTTGGGACCGCCCACCACCCATGCATCGCAGGTCCGGCTGGCTGCGCACTTGAAATCGAAAATCTCGCAATAGCCCAAGTCGGCCAGCTTGATCGTCCCCCATGGGTCGGCCTCCATGCCGATGCCCTCGGCAATGCACTTCTTCAGCGTATCCGACACGTTGAATGCCGCGCAGTTGCCGCACAGGCTTTGCTTTGCGTCATCTGTGGAAACATCCCACTGGTCAGCCTTCTTGGCCCAAAACGCACTGTTGGGCAGCTTTGGATTCTCAGGACCGTAGGACGCACTGGTGATGGCCTTGGCCCGATTCTTTAAATTCAGCGTAATGTCTTGCGTTGGCATGGGGCAGTTCTCGCCTGCGCTCATGTCCTCGCCTTCTTCCTTGTCCATGACTTGTTCCATGGTGCGCTGCATTGTGGCCATAAAAGCTCCAGTTGGTAATTCCCAGATTATGCAACCCTCGACAGGTTTCGGCGCAGCGGCTGGCTCCACTTGTTGCTGCCTGCTGACCCGTACATCCCGGCAATCGCATCGCTTGCAAACGTCAAGACAAAAGCATCAGCCTTGTCAGGGCTGGGCAATCCCCTCTTCCTGATCTCGTCTTTGCCTTCAATGGCAATTTTCCCATTACTGGTGAAGGTGTACCGCACCGTGGCCAATTCGGAAATCAGCACCTCGTCCTTGGCCAGCTTGCAGTCTCTCGCCTCCAGCCACGCCTTGGCCCTGTACCAAAGTTCAGCTTTCAGGTTGCGATAGGTGCCGCCCATGGCTGGGCTTTCGGACACATTGATGCCCCTAGCTGGCAGGCCAAGCTCTCTAAGCCTGTCCACCACCCCAGCCCCAAGACCGATGCTGTCCACCAAAATCTCTTTGGGCTGCTGGCTTGACGGCAGCACGTTGTACTCAGCCACCACAGCACCCGTCAGTTGCATCAGGTCCAGATTCTTCCAAGTCCTGATGGCCTCGGTCATCACGTTGCCTTGGCGCTTGCACAGCGCCGACCTGTCACTGCCAAACCGCGCCACATCCAACCCCCACACCATGGGTGCCGACTGGCTCGGGGCCACATCCCGATGCACCGCACTTTCCAGCAGGTCCATGCCAATGATGGTGTCGTCATCACCCTTGGGGAATTCCCCAATCACGCGAATGCGGTAGACGTTGCTGTCCTCACCGTACCGCTGCGCCATCTCCTTCACATACTCGTCACTGACTCTTGGCGAGTCGGTACACGCCACCTGAAACGTGGTCCACTCCCCAGCCAGCCGGGTGTGGGTGTCATAGAAGAACCCTGATGACCTCACCGGGTTGCCCAGCAGCAGCGTCACAGCGTTGTGGCCCGACATACTGCCCGCCGCCGCCTCGAACACCTGCTCTGGCACACCGCTGGCCTCATCGGCCACCAGCATCACATACTCAGAGTGAATGCCCTGCAAAGCCTCGGGCTGCTCGGCCCGTGATGTCCTGGCTGAGATGAACATCTCAGTCGGCGCTGCGTTGAACTCAATGCGCTCTTGCTTCACAGTCAGCAACCCCTGCAATGGGGCAGGCATCGCATTGATCCACCGCTTCAGTTCCGCAAACATCGCGTCATAAAGCTGGCTGCTGGTCGGCGCGGTCACCACCACCTTCACGGGTGATCTGGTCATAAAGTACCACAGCATGGCCCAGCTTGATGCCGTAGATTTCCCCACCCCGTGGCCGCTGCGCACTGATATCTTCCTGTCCCCACGGGCAATCGCCTGGAGAAACTTCACCTGCCACGGGTCCGGATCTACCCCCAGCACCTCCCGCACAAACAGCACCGGGTCAGGCTGATACCTCTCCACCCACTGCTGAAACACATTTTCTTTTGCCATATGCGTCAATTATGCGGCCAGCATCGCCTGTCGGCAGTCGTTCCAGCCTTGGATGTACTCGGGGGTTTCGCTGTTGTCGGTGATGGCATCAGGGACTGCTGGCTTTGGCTGTGCAAGTTCTTCTTTCGCAAACGTCATGGCTTGCCCCAGTTTCTTGGTCAGCACATCTTCAATCAGCGGCAAGATGGATTCTTGCAAGTATTCCCGCAAAGCCAGTTCTTGTTTCGGGGTCATATGTTTTTCTCGCGAAGTTTGGCTTCGATGGCATCCATAAGTGGAAGTGTTCGTGCGTAATGTTCTCGCCTAATTTCTGTGCGCTCCTCATCCGTCAGACCAACCCATTGCCGCTGTGATGCGGGTGGGGTGGCAACCGAGGAAGTATCACCGACGACAAATTGCATTTGGCCTTCTGCACCACAATCGTGGCATGTGCCCGTCCCTTCACGCGCATCGACTGAATACCGCTTGTGCTGGCATCCCTTCACAGGCTGCACAGGTGCTGCCTTCAGTCGCTCAATCTCAGCGTGCTGCCGAATGTTTCTGGCCTTGACCATCTGCATCTCTTTCATCAGCGCGTCATAGCCTTCGGCTTCCCAAACCTTGACAGGTGCTGGCTGTGCTGCGGGTGGGGTGGTGTAGAGCTTTGTGCCAACAGGCAATGGCGGTTCATGCCACCATGACATCGCTACATCTGGATTTCCTGATTCGCTTGTGACTGTCGCCACAGGCTCCTGCACAGGTTCTATTTTTAACAAATGCTGCAAGGCATCCAGAACTTTCTGTGCTGCTTCAGTAACCTCAACGTCTTCGTTAACTTCAATGCGGCGATCTGCGGTAATACGCATCACCCATGTGCTGTCTGTACCGCTGAATTGGATTGTGTTCGGTGTCATAAACAACTCCTCAAAGTCAACAGGCCCAGCATCAGGGTGATAAACGCCACCACCACCCAGACCAGTTGCCCATCGGCTGGGGTTGGCTGCTCGTCTTCAGCAATGACGCTGAGTTTTGTCTCTGGTGGATTCTTCCAATACCCCCTCACAGGGCAATCACGGCCCTGTCGGCAATTGCCGTTTGCATCGCAGCAGTTCATGCCCACCGCCCCGCCGCCTGCTCACGCAGCTTGTCCTGTGGCTGCGGCTGACAGATCAGCCACTTAGCACCCAGATGCCGAATGCTCTTGATCCACTGCCTTTGCAGATGGCGGCTTTGCGGATACAGCGTGCGTACCCTTTTGAGAAATGTCGTGTCCATCAGTGTCTCCTTGTTTATAGGGAATTGCAGTTTAAGGCAAGTTCATCAGGGTGTGCAAGTGCTTTATTTGCTTTAAGTGCCCTTGGTTACATTTTTGACAAACTTAAAAAAAATTTTTCAGGGTTGTCAGGGATGGGTGTGGGGTACCGCAGCAGCCGCCCCCGCCAAGGCGGCCACCGGGGGGGTCGCGGCCACGGCCCCAGGCTGGCGCGGCATCGGCTTGTCCACAGGGGTTTGTCCACAGTTATCCACAGATTCCTGTGGATAACTTGCAAGTTAAACCAAACGTATCCATTAATCTGTGGATAACTCTGTATCGACTTAACATAATGGACGTTGTGCGAAGTACCGTCAGTTATCGGTATGCATATCCACGCTGCGCTTGCGCAGCGCATCGAGTGCCATGCTGCCCAGATCGATGTTGACCAAAGGCTGCTGCTTGTCGCTGTATTCCTCGTTCATCTTGCTGGCCAGCCAGCGCCTTGTATCGACCCGCAGCTTGGCCACCTGCGCCTCTTGCGGGGTCGCGCTGTCGGCGATCTCCAGCGTTTGCTCGGCTAAACTCTGACCACCTCGCGTGCGTGCACGCGCAAGAGCGGCAGTGCGTGCCTCGCCCCCTCTATCCACCCAATCGTAAAAAGCGGTGTGACTTATACCCAGCGTCCTTGCCACACCCAAAACGGTTTCCCCTTGGGACAGTCTGTCAACAATGGCAACCTCGCCACCGAACTGGTGGATCTTCTTGTTGACGTCTGAGGCTTCCTTGCGTGCGATGGCTGCCTTGTCTTTGAGGGTAATCTGCCTTTCAACAATGTTGTCAGCCCACTCGGCCAGCGTGTTTGCTTTCGCCATTCAAATACTCCTCAATAATTTCAAAACCCTCTTGGGCTGAACGTGCGACAGCGCACAGATACCCATTGTTGTTTAATTGCAACTGCAAAGCCTTCTGCTCTTTGCTCTGTTGCCCTGTTGCTGTCTTCATCTCAACAAACAGCCCATGGTGACCACCAGATGCCTCAAGGACGCACAGATCAGGCATTCCAGCAAGTACCCCCTCCTGATGCAGTCTGACACGCTCTGAGGCCGTTCTGTTGCCCCCATTCGGTATGGCAGCAATGATGACATCAGGGTAGAAGGCTCTGACCCGCTGCACCAGTTTGACCTGTTCAGTGTGTTCAATGCTTTTTCTTAGTCGAGCCACCATGCATCGGATTCTACCGATGAAGGCAGTGCAGTTGCCTTGGAATACAAATGGCATCGATGCTTGAGTTGGCTGGGTTGTGGCGAAAAGCCAGTCGCATGGCAGCAGGCTTCAATCCATGAAATTCTGAGCCAGTTGCCCTTTTGCTCAAACTTGTCGCCAGGCATACCCAATCGTTTGCCCATGGTCCTGAGTTGCCTTGCCTTGTCCAAATCCACAAACTCATCGGCTGGCTGGTCGCCTCGATGTTGGCAGGTGTCGCAGGTCACCCGGTCATCGTCCAAAAAGTCATCGGGTGCAACGGGTGCAACGGGTGCAACCAATTGCTTAACCTTTCTATTTGCGTTTTCTATGTGTTTATTTGCCATATTCCACTAATATCCATTTTAAGTAAAGTAGTTACACCAGGTTGCACCAGGTTGCACAAAGCTAATAACCATGCGGGTTTGCGGCAGGTGCAACCTCGGTGCAACCTGCCAACTTGGTGCAACCTCAGACAAACACATAGGGTGCAACCAGGGTCTTGGTCAGGCCGTGCGATCTCTTATGGTTGCACCCTTTACTCTTTTGCAAATAGGACGCAATGCGGGTCACATCCGACCTGCTCGGGTTGGTCAGCCCGATGGCCATGGCAATTTCGGTGGCTGTACGCCAGTGCCAATCAATGCTTGGCGCATCCCAATCCAGCCGAGTCTCAAGCCTCTCGGCAATCGGGTCCAGCGTCATGAACTGCTCGTTCGACTCGTTCAGGCTGGCCAACTCGGCCTCATCCAGATACCAATCCTCGCCTGCTTGGTAGAACGTCTTGACCTCGGCCCAAAGCTGCTGCATGTCGATCTGGTGGCGGTAGTCAATCTCAAGGCAGTCGATAGTCCAGTACCTGCGGTTGCCCGTGTTGTCGCTCAAAAACTTTGAGTCATTGACCGAGGCAAAGAAAACCGTCCGTCTTGGGTTGACCGTGTTCTTTCTGGCGTAGGGCAGTCGGTAGGTGTCACTGGCCTGGGTGATGAAGGCTTTGAGGGCGGCAATGTCCGACTTGCGAAAGGTGGCATCCAACTCGCCAAGCTCGACCAGCCAGTTGGCGGTGACTTGGCGCACGCTGTCTGGGCTGTCAGGCCGCAAGATCATCCCATCCTTGGCAAAGCCCAAACCCCTAGGCACCAACGACAAGAACCAACTGGTCTTGCCAATGCCTTGGTCGCCCAGCAGGGTCAGCACGCCATGGGCGCTGACACCTCCCGGCTTATACAGGGCGGCCATGGCGCTGATGGCCCACCTGCGCATCATCTGCTCTTTCAGTGGCTGGTCCACGGCTGTGATGGTGTCCATCCATGCCTGCAAACGGCTCACGCCATCCCAAGGCTTGGAATCCACCCACTGCTGGGCGGGGTGAAACGGGTTCTGGGCGCAAATCATGGACATGAACTCTGGCACCAAGCTAGACGGCAGGCTCATCAGGTGAGCCTGACTCATCATGTAGGTGACCGCGCTGTTGGCCTCCGACCCCTCGGCCACTTGCATACCGGGAATGCGTACCACCTCCTCGCCCGTCATCATGTTCATTCGGTACTCGATGCCAAGAAACCGGGACAGGGCGGCAAAATTTTCCAGCGTGTTCAGCGGCTTGGGGGCTTTGCCGCCTGACATGTGTGGCCAAACAAGGGATGCCACCTCGCCATCCTCGTCCACCACCACGCTGTTGGCCACAGGCTGCGCGACCTGAATGGCCATCACGGGTGCCCAGCCCAACTTCTTGGCCATCCATATGAGTGAGCCAGCACCCAGCATAGTGGGCCGGGCCTTTTGCCATTCCTTGTCAGCAAAGGCTTGGTCGTGCTTGATGGACTTGGCCGACCAGCGCATAAAGGCGTTGCGGCCTTCTTCCTTGAGTGCGCCCTTAGTGGCGTACAGCACGCGCAGCCAATCGTCAAACGGCAGGTTGGGGTTGGGCATGGCGCCAACTGCGGATAGAGCCAGGATTGGGTCATCGGCATCTTGGCGCTCGTTCGGGATTCTGTCCGCAAGCGTTCCACCTGAGTCTGAGGTGATGGATCTACGCTCGACAAGCTGCCCGTGCAGCGACAGCAGCACCTCGCACCTGGCCACGATCTCCTTGGCCTGGGCCTCGTCCAGCGTCACCAGCTTACTGCGCTCCATGGCCAACGGCTCACCACCACCGTTCCAGTTGTAGGGCAGCTTGGTGTCGGGGTGGATGGCGTAGGCCACAAACTGCTGGCCACTGGCAAGGATCTCGACCTTGGAGCCTTTGACCTTGCCATTGGCATCTGCCTTGTCGGTCTTGAGAACGTAGGCAGCGGTGCTGACCTTGGCGAACTCTTCCTCAGTGCGAAACAGCAGCAACTCTCGGGGCGCGTTGCCAATGCGCCGGGGTGGCGGCATCTCATGGCACCCGGCGACATCAAAGACGATGGCGCGAATGGCTTGGACCAGTTCCTCGTCTGACACATCAATGTCCACGCCGGGGTTGAATCGGGTCAGCAGCCCGGTGTAGTTGGTTTCGAACTGCTGGGTGTGCACCTCCCACCCACCAGACTGCCACTTGTCCACGGCTGGCCGTTTCTCGCCTCGGATTATGGGGACTGGCTCGTAGCCAAGATCGGCCAAGTTTTGGGCAATGAATCCAAATGTCTTCTTAGCCATGGTTGATGCCTCTGGCTGTTGCTGGATGTAAAATTGACACTGGAACTCCTAAGTTGGGAACTTGGCCCTTGCGTGATTCGCGTCACGCAGGGGCTTTCTTTTTGGGGGTTGGGGAATGAATTCTATTCTTCGGACTTTTTGGCCTTGTCTTTGGCAAGACTTGGGGCGGCATGAGTGATGCCGATCAGGTCTTCAGACACCTCAATCTTCAGGTCAGCAATGGCGGCAGGGCTTCGCAGGGTGAAGGCTTTGGGGTGGTCTTTTAAGGCAGCAGCGGCCAACTCCTCAGACTTCCAGAAACGGGTCTTGCGGCCTGGCTTGAGATTCCAGCCTGCAATGGTGCTGCCGTTGGTCAGTTGCTGCTTGGCGGCAGTCAGCACGGCATCGGCCCATGTTTCTGCCATCTTGGCCAGATCAATCATCTCAGGCGTGATGGCCGTGTCGGTGGCAAAGTCTTTGCGTGCATTGTCTTGGACCTTTTGGCGCATGGACGGGCAGATGGTTTTGGCTCGGCAATATTTGCAGGCATCGGGTGATGGGTTTGTGGGGGCATCGGGCGTTAAGGCCAAGGCGGCAGCGTTGCGCAGGTCATGGCCATGGTTGACCAGATCGATGCCGCTGATGGTCCACTTGCTGTGGCCAGCACGGGGCTGGAAGATGTGCATGGTGCAGGTGATGTCAATGGGTGCGTTGAACTGCCGCATGACCCCAAGGGCATAGGTCATCAGTTGCTTGTTGTTCTCGGCCTCGACCAGCACACGGCCAGTCTTGAGGTCGATGACATGGAGGTGGTTGCCATCGACCAGCACAGCGTCAGCCGTGCCGCCAAGGGCATGATGCAGCGACTTGAGGCCAGCATCCACGTTGACCTCAATCATGCGTTTGCGGGGCTTCTCGACCAAGGTGTTGATGAATTCAACGTACTCCATGGCCATGCTGAAGTGATCGGTTGGGTAGTCGTTGGGGTTGATGCGTTCGCCACGCAGCAGCTTTTCGGACAGTTCATGGATGGCCGTGCCGATGGCTGCGGCCTCGCCTGGTGGCTCATCAGGCATTTGTGATTCCAGACGCACAGAGCCTGGGCATTGCATAAATCGCTCAGTGCGTGATGCTGATAGGCGTGCGTGTTTGCGTTCAGTGTGTTGCATGGTAGTTCTTAAATAAGTGGTTGCTGTTTGAAGTCGCTGGCGGTTATGCCGTTGGACCTGTCGAATAAAGACTGTTGCGCATATGCTTTCTCAATTCGTTGACAAGCAATTTCAAAGTATTTTTGTTCGCGCTCAATGCCTATGAACTTGCGGCCCATTTGCACAGCAGCCACGCCAGTTGTCCCGCTGCCCATAAATGGGTCTAGGATGGTTTCAGGGTTACCAGCTTGATCGATGCACCACTTCATCAAGGCAAGCGGCTTTTGTGTCGGATGTGCAACACGCTCTGCATTTGTGGCGGCAATCGTCCAATCAAAAAACTTGGCGTTTGCATCAAAGTTTGTCCACGCAAGCTCGCATCCAGCCATTGTTCGAACGGCATCCCGCTTAATCCATGTCAGCCAGCATCGTGAAGGCGGGAATTGAAAGTAATTTCCACCCCAAACAATGGCTTTATCTGATAGCCGTAAAGCCGCTTGAACAAGCTCAACGGGAGCCGCCGCATCCCAGTCCTTGTAAGCGCCTTCAAATGCTTTTCCCCAAGTACCGCCCTGCAATTTTTCAGCAAGACCATAAGGCGGGTCAGTAATTACCGCATCCACCTTTTGCAGCGTAGGCAAAATGTCCATGCAGTCGCCTAGGTACAGCGTTGCGTCTCCAATTTCTACTTTCATATATGACCTCAAATGATTTGGTTAACGACATTCAACTTCTTCAGCACCTTGGCCAGCACGGTGTGGTCAAGGGATGCCCTGATGGTCAAGATGTAGATGACGGGCTGGATGCCGTTCTTGGTGATGTTCTCGACCCGGCTGCTGGCCTGCTCCAGTGCAGACGTTGACCAAGTGCACTCGACAAAGACGATCGTGTCGGCTGCACTCAGGTCCACACCTTCGCTCATAGCCGCAATGTTGCCGATGATGCATTTGGTCTTGCCAGCTTGAAAGGCTTCAATGGCCTTGTCGCGCTGCGCTCTTGGCGTGTCGCCGACCACCGTCACAGGCTTGTGGGCCTTGAGTTCTTTGACTAGTTCGGCCACCACATCCTTGTGGTGCGCAAAGACCACCACGGGTTCACCAGAGTTCAGCAGGTCATCAATGAATTCGGCTGCTAAATTGACTTTGCGCATACCCGCTTCTTTCATGATCTCTGCCAAGCCTTCAAAGGCCAGCAAGGCGTTGGGGTTGGCCGCCAAGGCATCAGCATCGAATTGCTGCTCACGCTTGTCATTGGGCAGATCAAAGGTGATGAGTGACACCTGTGGATCACGATAGTCTTTGAACACATCCTCTTTTTTGCGCCGCAGCACATGGGGCTTCATCAGTGCCTTGAGTTCGGGGATGTTGCTGGAGCCTGAGACATCTAAGCCCCATGGCGATTTCCACATCTTGGCGTACCTGGCCGCAAAGTCGTACCAGCCGCCACGGTAAATACCCAGGCCGTGCAAGATGGGCCACAGTTCTACGGGCCTGTTGGGGATAGGCGTGCCAGATAAGGCATACACACGGTCAATCTGCTTCATCAGTAGGGATGCGGATGCGGTGCGTTTTGCCAAGGGGTTCTTGATGCGATGGCACTCATCCAGCACCAGCGTGCGGTAACCCGCATTGTTGAAGTATTGCAGCAGGTCGTAGTTGATGATGACCACCTGATGGTTGGTGGTCTTCATGGCGTCATTCTTACCGTTGACAACACGCACAGAGGCGTTGGACAGCTTGCAGAATGCGGCTTCCCAGACCGTTTTTGCAATGGCTGGGCAGACGATCAAGGCGGGGAGGTTTTCGAGGGCTGCGGCTGCTGTTGGCAGTGTCTTGCCGACTCGCGGCTGGTCGGCCAGAATGGCCCTCTTTTGGGTGAGCAGAAACTGTTTGGCAGTTTCCTGATGCGGGTACAGGTTCATCGGTTTCCTCGGTTTCACGGTTGAAATGAGTCGCCATTGTGCATCCCTATTTTTTTTGACGCAAGAAAAATATTTGTGCTAAAGTGCAATTGCGTCATCAGGTGATGGCGCTGAAAACCTTTAAACGATCAATCTGAAAGAAACGATCATGACAACTAGAGTCACCACTGGCGAGGTCCGCACCTCGTATTTCTCTGCACTTGCACCTCGCAAGAATGAACTTTCCGGTAAGGATGAATTTAGCACGCAGATTTTGATTCCCAAGTCCGACAAGGACACGCTGACAGCACTCAAGGCTGCGGCCAAAGAGGCGCTGCAAGCCAAGTTTGGGGACAAGATCCCCAAGAACGTGCGCAATCCACTCAGGGATGGCGACACCGAAACCAAGACTGATGGTTCTCCTTTGGGCCGTGAGTATCAGGGCCATTTCTTTTGCAACGTCAAGAGCACCAGTAAGCCTGGCGCGATTGATACGCATGGCAATGACCTGATCGGCAGCGATGACATTGTTTCGGGGGACTACATTCGTGTGTCGCTAAATGCTTACGCCTACAGCCAGGCTGGCAACAATGGTGTGTCGTTCGGCCTGAACAACATCCTGTTGGTGAAGAAGGGTGACCCATTGGGTGGTGCCAAGCCGACTGCTGCCGCCGACTTCGGCATCAGCCGGGGTGCAGCGCCAGCACCCGTGGCCACTGCTGACGTTGGAGATGACTGGTAATCAGCCCTTGGCACCAATCAGCTTAAGCAGTGCCTGTTCAAGCTGATTGACTGACCCCCACAGAGGATCCACAGCCCCACTCAGCCATCTGCTGACCTGGGGCTGTTGTATTTTGGCTTCGAGGCATACGGCCTTCATGGAGATGCCGTGCTGCTTGGCCAAGGTGCGGATGTCGTGAACAGATGTCATGCCAGCATTTTACTTGCATTCTTTGTTAATAGTTGACTGTTTTGTAGGGTCGTTGCATTGTCTTTTAATTTAGTGCATAATACGTTTCACCAGCACAGCATTTGTTCTGGGTAACGACTAAACCGGAGAAAACGACATGACCAAATCACAAATTTACGCAGTTCGCGCACAAGTACATGGCGCAATGACAGTTGCGAAAAACAGCAAAGCCACATACAGCCCACTGATTCGGATGGAATGGAAAAAGTATGGCTACATCCCAGTCCCTGCTTATAACGCAGCCTAATCACCCACGGGGCTTCGGCCCCTTTCCACAGAAAGAAAACGATGCGAAAAATAAAGCAAAACATCTGGGGCAACTGGAATGGTTATGAAGGCCGCAGCCGTGTTCAAGAATTTGGCACAAACGACATAGCGTCTGCGTATTGGCTGCTGACTGGCGATGTGGACTTTGATGCTGGTTATGCACCTGAGTGGCTTGCCAAATGCAAAGAAGCAATCAAGAGCGTTTAAAGGTGCTGCAAATGAACGTCATACCAATTTCAAAACAGGTGGCAGAGCAATTTGTTCTGACCAAACACTACAGCCGCAGAGCCTCTATTTTTTGGGCTGGCTTTGGGCTTGAGGAGGATGGCCAAATTACAGGTGTTGCAGTGTATGGCCAGCCATCCCCGCCAATTCAAAAGCACGCATTCAAGGACAGGGAATTCAGGCTGTATGAATTGGCCCGTGTGGTGGTGCAGTCCAAGACAAAAAACGCTTCAAGTTTTTTGGTGGCCAACAGCTTGAAGTTGTTGGAGCCAAAGCCATGCGCCGTGATTAGTTATGCCGACATGGAGCAAAACCATTGCGGCATCATTTATCAGGCCACTAACTGGCTGTATACGGGAGCCACCAAGAGCCATGACAAAGCCTATATCGTTGATGGCAAGCGCACGCATCCAATGACTTTGAGGGACAGAGGCATAACAGACCCAACACGATGGGCCAAAGAGAATGGCATTGAAATGGTCAAGCCCATGGACAAGCACCGTTATTTTCAGTTTGTTGGCGACAAGCGACAGCGCCGAATGATGCAAGAAAAGCTGAATTACCCAGTGCTGAAGTTGTATCCCAAATGCGATCAGCAGCGGTATGACGATGGACCAGATTTGTGCATTCAAGTTGAGCAAGAATTGTTTTAAGGAACATTATGAAACACCAAAAATATCACCAGCACTACCAAGTCAGAGCCGCCAAGCTGCACGCCCGTGCAGAGGCTGCACTGGACCTGATCACCGCCTTGGTCATTGGCATCGGCTTGGCTGCTGCCTTGTTTTATGGGTGGTCGGCATGAAGACGATCATGGACTTGGCCAGAGAGGCCAATTTGCCAGCCTGCCATCTGGATCACCCCAAGGCTTTGCAGCGTTTTGCTGACCTTGTTGCTGATCGTGTTTATGCTGAGTACCTGGAGCAGCCGCCACCCAGCCAGACTGGCGTGATCTCAATAACAATTCCTGAGCCGATTGCATACCTCTGTGAGAACGCAGTTGGCCACAAATATTTTCGATGGAAAAAACCTTCAAGCGTATACAAGCCAATTGCGCTTTACACAAAGGATCAGGCATGAAGACCATCTGGATCAAACCCAAGCCACTGACACGCTGCCAGATCCTTGGCGTGTGCCAGTCCAAACATTCACCAGCCTGCCTGAAGGGATGCCGCAAATGAGCCTCAAAGACCTGACCACCGATGACCTGCCCGACCTTGAGGCCCAATTGCAGCACGCGCTTGATGATGCACGGGGGTTGGCATTGCCAGCACATGCCGTGCGCAATTGCCCGAGTGACCTGCAATCGTCTGACCAAGCTTGGCGCAAAGTTCAATCCCTTCAATACCTCATAGGATGCATCGAAAATGGCCGACAAATTTATTAAGACCCCACCCAACTTGATCGACAAGATGTCGGGGCGATACGAAGGCAAAGAGTTGCTGCCCTATGCAGGCCGCCCAGGGGCCATGGATGCCTTCAAGTTGCCCAGCTTGATGCACTACGGCTTGGTGTACCGCAAAGACGTTGGTGACCTCAAATGAGCCTCACACCCGCACTGGATGCAGGCATCGACCTGCTGACTGATCTGCTGGATCCTGATGGCAGTGGCCACGCCATCCCGCAAGACCTGCGCACCCGTGCGTATGTTGCACGGGCCATGCTAGAGCGTGTCAAACGCCGGGAGTTGGCACTGTGGAAAGTCAAACTGGATGAGGCCGAAAAATGCGAGGATTAAAACCACGCATCAGGCCCAGCCTGCTGATTGCTTTGGCCGATGGTGTCGCCAGATGTGACCGTGAATTGATGGACATCATCCACTGCGATAGACGCGCCGTGCAGCGGGTGCTGCAAGACATGCACGATCAGGGGCTTGTGCACATTGCCGGGTGGATGCCTGCGGGTGAAAGTTACCGTTGGCGGCCACAGTACAAGCTGGGGCAGGGTGATGACGTTGACTGCCCACTGCCAACTGGCCGCACCAGCACGCAAAGGGTGCAACAGTACCGGGGTTCCTTGTCTATTGAAGACAAGGCTTTTAAGGATGCCAGGCGCAGACAGCAAAGACGGGTCGTGAAACGTGACCCGCTGGTGGCTGCGTTTTTTGGGTCAGTCCAAACGAATATCACCAAGTAGGCTTGACATCCTTCTACGCTCTTCTTCGTCAGGCATTCTAGTTTTTGCCGACTCAATATTTAGCAGGCCAGGGCTTCCCATGTATTGCATCATTGGCAGGGTTGGTGCTGCCCCATAGTTAAATAATGGGTCTGCAATGTTGGAGTACAAGCTTTGCGCTGTGGGCGAAAGATAAGCCCTTGTTGCCAAGGCCGGAGTTCCTAAAGCCAAAGCTGTTCCAAGAATAGGCTCACCCGTCAAGGCCGTGCCACCTGCCATTGCAGCCCCCACCTTTGCAGGCATAGAGGTGAGCATTCCCATCATGCCGGATCGTTCTGCTGTTCCAGATGTTGGCACCTTGGCTTTCAGTGCAGATTGCGCAACCTGTGCCAAGTCTGTCAATGTTGCGGCATTTTCTGGCCCAAGGATTTTTGGCAACGTAGTGGGAGAAGCCTTAACGTCTTTGATAAGGTTTCGGCCAAATTTAGTGATGTCCATTTCACCCGTAGGAAACATAGAGTTCAATTGAATGTCAGCCAATATTGCTTGAGCCATAGAGGTTTTTTCTGACTCATTCATCAATGGCAACACCTTATTGGCAAAGCTGTCTTGATTGCTCATTACATAACCAACAGCAGTTTTGTCGCTGGCTGTTTTAATTTTGTCGTTCAAGTCTTTTGCTGCGCCATAAGACCCACGCAACTCTTTAAGTTTTGCAATCTGGTCATCCATGCCTGCTTGCCTAAAGGTTTCATCTCTTGCGTCATCAAGAGAATTGCGCAGTGCCCTAAAGGCTTCGCCAACTTTGGTGCCTTTGTTTGTAAACGCCAGATCACCAAACAATTGCCGCTGGTCTTGGTAATCATTGCCTGCAATCTTGCCCCTTTGCTGATAACCCAAAAACTCAAACTCAGGCACGCCACTGTCAACAAGCTGTTTTCTAAAGCTGGCCTGCGTTGCTTTGTAGTTTTGATTTGTAGGATTTAAGCCAGCTTGCTGCAAAGCAGACTCAACCATTGTCTTTAATTCATCATTGGGCTTGCCAAAATAAAACTGTTCAAAACTCTCAAACAATGGGTCTTTGCGCAAGGCTGGTGGAATTGAAGAAAGAAGCTGCCTTGCATTTTTGATTGACTCTTCAAATTTTGGAACTTGCGCCAGTTCAATGTCAGTCTGTGAAGCAACTTGACGAATCTGACTTCCAACACTGTCAACATTTCGCTGGGCTGCACTTTTGACAGCACTGGCACCAGATGAAAATGCTGTGTCTGGTTGGGCTGGCATACCGCCAAAAAGATCAGCAATTTTTGTAATGATGCCTTGCGCATAGTCTGATTGCTGACTGTATCGCTTAGTAAATTGTCCAGCAGACATTGGTAAAGTTGATGCGGCTGCCTCAAATATTTGGGCCGTTCTGCTTGTGCCAGCTTGGCCTGGAGTCAGTGCGGTTTCTCCTGTAAAGCCAAGACTGCGTGCTTTGTCTGCAACTGTGGCGGCCCTAGTTTCTGCGCCAGTTCTAGAGGCTTGGGGCTTTTGAGCCATACCCACCCCACCAACTGCGGTTGACGCAAGCATGGAAGCAATGGTTGAAGGTATAGGGCCAAGTGCTTGGGTAGACTCGGCGGCCAGTTGACCAGCCCCACCAGCAGGCAAAGCAACAGCAGTTTGTGCAACAGGTCGCACCGCCATTTGCTGAGATATTGCTCGGGCCAATGGGGTTGATGCTTGTGTTGCCAATCGCTGCAAGCCAGGCAACTGAGAAGCAACCCCACCCACTGCACCAACACCAGTTTGAAGCATTCTCTGTCCAGTTGTCTCTGCTTGTGGCACACCAGCTTGAGTCAGCAGATTTTGTATGCCCTGAGATGGCGCTGTAATTCTTCCATATTGACCGCCCGTAACTTTTTCAGCGCCAGCAGTTGCTGTGTTTAAAAGTGCAGTTAACGCATCAGCAGCAGGCAATGCCAAACTTCCGGCAAGCATACCCACAGGGCCGAATGGAGCGCCCATGGCAGCACCAAGCAATGGTGGTGCAAGCCCTCGCACCGCTGCGCCTGTGTAGCTTCCTGTCGGTTGGCTTGGCGCTGTTTGCGAGGCAACTGGTTTGACTTTTGACAACACTTGCGCAGCAGCACCTGGGCCATATGTTTCATCAAACATTGCAGCAAGATCAGGCCGCTGCGACAGCAGATAAATGTCTTTAGTGGTTGGTTTTTTTTCTGCCATGATCACTTCCCAAATGGATTGGACTCAGTAAACGAAAAACCTCGCAAACTCTTATTGTTTGCAAAATAATAATTTTCTTGTTGTCGTGCGTAATCTGCTTGCTTGAGTGCAAGGTTTTGAATGTCTTTCAATGCTGCAATTTTTGATACTTGGCTGACGCTAGGGTTGGCCAAATCACCAACAGCCTTGTCATATCTTTTTGCATCAGCATCTGATGTTGGTCCACTAAATTTTGGGGTTTTAAGAGCCAATTGCTGAGAGATTTGCGTCAACTGGTCATTGGCTTCTTTTGCGGCAGTGCTGAAACCAACAGCTCCAGCCAAGCCTTTAATTCCTGATTCAACACGGCCACCATATGCCTGAGACAACAATGGCGCTGCCCTTGCGGCAAGCAATGCGCTGTCTTCAGCCGACTTAGCCGTTTCCAGTGTTTTCTGAACACTGTCAAAGTCCTTTTTCTGAGAATAAGAAAACTGTTCCGGCTTGTTGGCGTTAGCTTCTCTGCGCATATCAAGAGTTTGCTGCTGGATGCTTGCGGCCAAATTTCTGGCCTGCGCTGAGTTTTCCAGACCTTGACTGCGGAATGACTCCAAAGCCTCTTGAGACTGCTTAAATTGAGCCTCCATTCTGAGTCGGTTGGCTTCTTTTTCATCTTGAGACTGCTTAAATTGAGCCTCCATTCTCAGTCTGTTAGCTTCTTTTTCATCCTTTGTCGCAGCAAATTGTTGCGCTCTTTGCGCCATTTCAGACAAGGTTTTTACCCGATCATCAACCTTGTCGGGGTCCAAGGCACCAGATGAAAAACTGTTGGCATATTGCTGGGCAACATTGCGCACGTTTTGAGGGATCGTTTGATCTGTTGTAAACACACTGAAAGGGTTATCTGTTTGTGTGCCTGCACCAGTCAATCCAGCTTTTCTAAGGTCTGGAACTAATTTTGCAATTTGCCCAAGACTCTCCAGCGGATTTTTTGAAAGCATTGCCAATGCTTGCAGTTTGTTGGGGTCAACTCTTAACTGCGTAGACGCTGGGGTGAATTGCGCACCGGGCATCAAGTTTCCGTCCTCATCTCGCCCAGGGAAGCCGGGGAAACCGGGAATTGCTGTTGTCTCTGGAGTGTCTGTGCGCTGAAATACTTGCGGGAAAAGTTTAGACATTTCAGCTTGTCGCGTCCTTACGTCTTGCGCCTCTTTCAGTTTCTCACCCAGCAACAAATCTTGCAGCGATCCCGCACGGGCTTGTTGGTAGCCCTGCTGACCCGCTTGCAGGGCAGAGCCAAGAGCCTGACCCAAGCCAATGCGCTCACGGCTGCGGCCACTGGCTTGCAGCAGCGCAGCCGCCGCCGACAGGTTGGCATTGCGGCCCATCAGTCGGCGCTGGTCCTCGTTGAACAGGGCATCAATCCCTGTCGGTGTGCCGCCTGGGGCAAACATATTGCCCAAACTTGCAAAGTCAAAACCTGTTGCCATGTGATTCTCCTTAACCCAGCAGGCCCAAAATGCCACCAGCCACTGCGCCGTATGGGCCAAACATTTGGCCACCAGCCAATGCACCGCCCAATGCGCCAGATGCCACGTTCTGGCTGTATGGGGTGGTGGCGATCTGGCCAAGGTTCGCAGGCTGCGCACCCAGGCTCGACTGCACCACGCCAAGGCGTTGCAGGCCAATGTTGCGGATGGCATCCATCTGCTGCTGCTCCAGTGCCTGACGCGCCCCGCCTGCACCCATCACCGCCTGCGCACCGCCAAGGCGCAAAGCCTGCTGCTGTGCTGCCAAGCTGCCAAGTTGCTGCGTACCGCCAAGGCGCAACTGCGCAGCCTGCAAGCCTGCTGTTTGGTTGGCTCCCGCTGCTTGCTGTTGGCGTGCAAGGTCAGCCGCCTGCAATTGCACTGCGTTGTTGAATGCGTTCTCGTTGAGTTGCGTGCCAAGTGTCGCGGCTTGCTTGGCAAACCCTTGGTTTGTCAGAGCCTCTGCGACACCTTGGCGTGAGCCACCAAAAGCTCGGGCTTGTGTGGCACGCTCACCCGTTTGCTGGATGGCCGATCTGCGTGCAGACTCTAAGTCACCCAAGGCGTTCTCACGCACCATCTGGGTGTAGGGGTTCATGTAAGAGCCGATGGAGCCTGCACCCGTCATGCCAAGGTTGGCTTGGCCAGCGACCTGCTGCATGGGCTGATACATACCACCAGCAGCGGCCATCTGCGCGGCCAAGTCAGTGCCAGCAATGCCGGGGCCAGCCAAGCCCGTGTTGACCAAAGCCTCTTCACCCGCCTGATACGTTGGGTTAAGTGCTGCAAACTGCTGCGTAGACAGCGCCCCTGCAACACTTCGCGCATTGGCAAAGTTGGCAAGAAACGCTTCCTTAACGTCTGGATCAATATTCACACCACTGGTGCTGGTTCCACCTTTTGACATTTTCGCTCTCCTTTAACCGAGTAAAGATTTCATTTTCTTGGCAGGGATCTTGCCGTCATTGATCATGTCTAGCAAGCCTTGGCCATACTTCTTAACCGCTGATTTTTTGATGACGTATTCGCCACGCTGGATGTTGATCTGGCCTTCATCGGGGCCATCAGGGTCTGGGCCAAATACTTGGGTGATCAGGCCGCCCATGTAGTTGTCGGCACCACCGCCGCTTCCTGGGCCTCCAGCACTTGCTTCGCCTTCAGCAGAGACACCAGTTTCACCGGGTGATGCAGCAGCATCCCCGCCAGATGCACCACCAGCGCCCGTGTTGCCGCTGCCATTGTCGATAACAGCACCCGTCACAGGGTCCACAGTCTCATTGAGCAGCACGTTGTACACGCCGGGGTTGTAGCCGCCCAATGACGTGTTGGCCAAGGTGTCGGCATACGGGTTGCGGAATGCCTGCGTCTGCTGCGTCAGTAGGCCGTAGGGGCTGACAGCGCCTGTGAATTGCGCACCGGGTGCAGTTGCTTGGTATGCCGCAAGTTGGCGCTGCAAAGCTGCATCTGGGTATGCCTGCCGCGCAACACCAATCTGGCGCTCCAAGTCATTCACACCAAACTGCGGCAATGCCCTGTTGATCTCTTGGGCAGAGTAACCGCTGGCAAGAAAACGATCTAAATCAGCCTGAGTGCCTCGGCCTTCATTGGCCGCATACCAGTTGCGAATCTCTTGGGCGCGTGCGTCCATGCCTCCAGGCAGTTGCGAGGCAATGGATGTGTAGGGCTGCACTAAGGGCTGCGTCACTGCTGGTGCGAATGGTGTCTGCTGCGCCACCTCACCAATGGCCGTGCGCATGGCGTTTTGAAGGTCATTCAAACCCCACTGAGGCAGGGCTGTGTTGATCTCTCGGGCTGTGAATCCGCTTGTGGCCAGCCACCTGTTCAGGTCGCCTTGGGCCTGTGGATCTGTGCGGCCAGCGTTGGCGCTGTACCACTGCTGGATGGCTTGGATGCGGGGGTTGGCAGGTGCTGCGGGTGCTGCTGGTGCTGGTGCAGCGGGTGCTGTAGTGCCACCACCAAGCAGTCCACCGCCAGTGGCTGGTGCAGTGCCAGGGGTCACACCACCGCCACCAACGACTGTTCTTGGTGCCGTGCCACCGCCAAGCAGTCCACCGCCGCCCACTGTTGGTGGTGGTGCATCGCTCCATGGGCGCAGGTCGCCGGGGTTAATGCCAGCCTGTGCAAACAATTCTTCACGATTTGTGGCACGGTCAATTTGTGCCTGTGCTTGTGCTGGGTTGGCGTATGGGTTGACACCCTGCCGCGCATAGGCATCACCAATTCTTTCGCCAGTCATGCTGTTGACTTGGGTTATCTGCCAGTCAATGAATTGCTGCTGCTCTGGTGTCAGTCTCGCTCTGGCCGCATCCACTTCAGACTGTGGAATTCCAGAAATCTGAGGACGGGGTGTGCTTTGTGTGGTGACCGATCCACCGGGGTTGGCGATACGAATTTCCTCACCTCTTGCCGCCATGTCAGCTTGCACAGCCGCACGGTTAGCAGCCTGCTGCTGCTGCTGCACCCGTGCATACGCCTGCTGAGTCGCATTGTTGAAGTCGGCCACGTTGCCAAACTGAGGGAATGCCGCAGCCATCTCGGCTGGCGAGTACTTCAGCAAAGCCGCATCAAGTGCATCCTGTGTCTGTGGGCCTGCCGCCAGTTCTGCTTGAATTTCCGCTGCTGTTGCCATGGTTAAAGCTCCTTTGCCAATACAGACCACTGTGGGCTGTACCCTTCATCTTGTAAAAATGTCTTTGACCAGCCCCTGCGGCCTGCCAAAGTCACCCTGGTGCAACCCACTGACTTGCCCCAGGATTCGATCATTGGCCGCATCCGTGAAAGTTCATCTAGGTCGCCTCCAGCCAAGAAATAGTGCAAATTCTTTAGCCGTGGATAGACAATGATCTCAGTCAGCACAATGGACTCTGTGGCCGGCCACACTTGCAGCCTGCTGTCCCTCACCATCTCAACGACATCATCAAAGTGGTGTGTGCCTCCAGAGTATTCTAATGCCGCCTCCACATGGTGGCGCAGTCGCTCCAGATGCCCCAGGTCAATCATCGCTTGCCCATAGGCACCGCATCCAGCCGCATCGTGCCAATGCGCCAGTCGGCCAGCACAGCACCCGTCACCTTCACATTGACCTGCCTGCCCGAAAACCTGACAGAAGTCGGGTTGGCTGCCGAATAAGGCCCAAATGACGATTGCGCTCCTGTGGGGTACAGCCTGCTGGTGAATGAAACCACGGCCTCGCCCAATGTCTGTTCATCGGGGATGACCTCACGCACGCTCATCACGTTGTCGCCATTGCCAATCTGAATCGGTCCAGACTCTGCAAACACCGTTGCGCCATCGTAGGCATAGCCCACCTCATGCTCGTACACATAGCCATCATCAGACACCATCAGCGGGTTGGTGTAAACACCAGCATGGCTGCCAGCAGTGCGATCCAGCGCACCAATTGACCAATGATTTTCTCGATAGTTGAACGTGACATAGCTGTCGTTTTCGTTGCTGGAGATGCTGGGGTAAAACCACCAGATCTCACCAAACTGACTGTTGTGGACCGCATAGATTTTGGATGACTGCGCATAGTTGATGTTTTGAAAGACGTAATCACCCACATCACTTGGCAGTGGCTTGACGTAACCATCGTAAATCCAAAACCCTGACTTGCTCATCCAGATGGCGGCAGTGTCGATGGCAGCCACAGACTGCGCCCCAATCAGGCCGCAGCCAGAGCCAGCACGCTCAAAGCCATAAACAAATGGCGCACCCACATATTGCGCTGTGTGCACATCCACATCGGTGAACAGCAAGTTGATACCCTTGACGCGCTTGCCAGCCAGCAAGGTGCCTGTCGATGACAACTCATAGTCTCCAGCCAGGTTGCTGGTGGAGGCTGTCCATGCCGTGTTGTCTTCTTGGTCGCACCACTTAATCTTGCGTGCGTTGCCATCCGCGCCCAGGGCAAAAATAATGCGCTCGGCTGTGACCATCAGAGCCTTGCAGCTTGCAGGTGAGTTTGTGATTCGTGCGGCCAGTGTGGGCGTTGTAAAGCCAAGCTGCCACTCGTACAGCATACCGTCAGTGCTGGAGCAGGCCACCAGATACTCGCCCCATGTGTCCATCGACCAAGTGGTGGCTGGTGTTGATGTGCCGATGTCAGGCCTGGCCACGCCGTATGCGTAGCTGCCGTAATTGTTGTAGCCATAGCCAGTCACCGTGGTGGCGTCAGCAATGCCTGCGGCCATGCCAGTTGGCGTGATCTCCTTGACCACGCCAAGCTGCGACATGGCATAGAGTTTGGTGTGCGTGCCAATGCCAACCCAGCGCGTGCCGCCGTTGTCCCGCCAAGGGATGATGCCTCGGCACATGCCCGACAGTTGGCTTGCTGAAAACTTGCGCCACCCGCCAACTGGCCGAATGGTGTTCTCGTACCAGCGCACCAAGTTGGCGTTGTTCCAGCGGCCAGCAGCTTGGTATTCGGTGCCGTTTTTGTAGACGCCTGGGGGAAGTTTCAATGGGATATACATGGTCACACCGTTGGTAAGTTGGAGACAAACGACACCGTGGCAATCGCTGATGGAATTGCTGGCCGGGTCGGGCTTGTGCCAGCGGCAAAATGCTCAATGCTTACGCCAGTATTGGTTACGTTAAACATGATCTCAATGTAGTCGTTGGCGACCATGCTTACAAAAAAGTTCAGTGCCGCAATCCCATGGCTTGGGTCGCCAGAGGATTTTCTTGGTGGCAAATGAAATCGGCTGTTGCTGTTCGCAATGTTGGTGCCGTTTTTGCGAAACCAGATGTCAACATCCTGACCATCGTTGGTGGTGTTTTTGAACTGGATGGAAAACTGCACGTTCCAAATACCATCCACAGCCACCGTCATGCGGCTGCTGCTGGCAATGGTCACGCCGTTGGAAAAGTCAGTGGTGTTGAATGTGACCGCATAGGCTGTGGTCGTGTTGGCGGCAGTCTGGTCTGTCGAATCCTGAAACGCACCATGGGGGGTGTTCAGGAACTTGGAACCCATCGGCCCAAACAACGAACCCAGCACACCGATCATCCTGCGAAAGTAGGTGTTCAGTGACCCGTAGTTCTCGCTGAAATGCCTTTGCTCATAGGCCGCAGGCGCAAAACCAAGACTTGGGATTGCGGGGGTTTCGAGTTGCTGCTTGACGTTGGCCATTTGGTGATTATTCCACTTATGCCATGCCAGAGCCTGTCTTGTTCACATCGGCCACCCTGCGGCCCCAGCCCTTGCCGAAAGTCGGCCAATGGGGCAAGTCCATCAGGAATGACAGTCGGCGCTTGCTGTAATCGTCAACCAAGTCACCCTCAAACGCTGCCACCGCCGCCAAGGTCTTGGGGCCAATGCCGCCATCAGGCTCGACACCCACACAGGCTTGGAGCCACTTGGCGGCACGCCCTGGCCCACTGTTGACCGCTGCGTCAAAGACAGCGTAATCCACGCCAGCAGGCAGGTCATCGCCCTTAATCTTGTCCCAATACTTGGCCTTGTACATCGGGCCAACAATCTCGGGGGTCAAGGCACGCATGGCCTTTTCATCCACCTTATGGCCGACCCATTCTTCCCAGACCTTTTGCGTCACGCCAAGGTTGGTCCGACCTCCTGGATCGTCTTTGTGAAAAACGTACCCTCCTTCGTGGTGCAGCACAGCCTTTAATGCTTCGTCAAAGTTGTCTTTCATGTCACGCCTTTTTAGAAAGCAAATCGGTCTTGGCCTGTGAGCCAGCAGAGGAGCCAAAGTAGTAAGAGATGATGCCTGTCCATGCCGTGCCAAGGCTGCCCAGCATCATCAAGATAGCCGGGTTGCTGCTGTCCACTTGGCCGTTAAACATCATGCCCATGATGCCAAAGAAACCCACAGTGACAGATCCTGCCAGCAGTGGCGGCATCAAGGATCTTGTGGCCGCCTGCATATCCCGTGCTGACTTTCGGTCTTCCACCTCCAGCTTTTCAAAGTTCAGGCCAAGCTCTTGCGCCTGCTTTTGCAGTTCAATCTCAGCGATCTTGACCTGGGCAATCTGCTCGGCTGTCAGTTTGTTGTTGCTGATCATGTCGCCCACCTTGTCGGGGTCAACACCGATGGCCTTGGAGATGACCGACACGGCCATCCCAGCCAGTGGGCCGCCCATTGCCGTGGCGATGGTGGGTGCGATTTGTCTTAGCCAATCCATATCAGTTTCCCCTTTTGGTTAGCATTGCGCTGGCGATCTCCAGCATGAATTTTACTTGCTCAATGTTTGCTGGTTGCTCTGCCCAGCCCACTGTGATCTGGCCCACAAACCTGTGACTGTCTGGTGGAACACTCACCCGGCAGGTGTAGGTCACGCCCTTGTCTAAATACCACAGCCCCACTTCGGACTGTGCGTATCGGTATTCACCGCACGGGATCTCGTTGGTCATCAGCTTGACCACATCCGAGTTGTTGGCCGTGTTTTGACTGAACAGCCCCACATCAATATCCTCAATCGCCTTGTCGCGGCCATCCTTGGTGTATGCCCGATACAGCACCCTGCTGTTGAACAGAGGGTTGACCTTGAACACGGCCACCACCGTGGCCCCTGTTTTCTTCAGCAGCATCGAACTGGCATCATCTGCCCTTGAGGTGTTGATCTCGGGCAGCTTTTTGGATTCCTTGTAGGCATCAAACATGAAAGTTTGGTTTTGCCACAGGAAGTACCCGCTAAACGCAATGACACCCATCAGGATGGCCGCAAACAGCTTGAAGGGGCTGTCCACATAGGCCAGCACCTTGTCGATGATGGATTCAGGTTTCTCGCTCATCTTCGGATGTGCATCATGTAAATGATGATGCCGTAAATCAGTAATGCAGTCAGGATGATGCTGCCAATACCGATGGCGATGTACTCGGTCAATTGCTCCATCTTGGCCTTTCGCACCTTGATGGCCTTGGCCGCAGCATCTTTTTCGCCCTTGCGCCTTTTGGCCGCCGCTGCTTGGAACTTCTGCCAGTCTTGCCACATACCGGGCCTGCCTGCGTAGATCATTCGCTCACGCAACTCAACTTCTTGTGCGTTCAGTTTCTCAAGTGCAAAGAATTCTTCAATGTCTGACCGATTGCCTTTTTTGGTAACT